GGAGTTTACCTACAGAATGCTGAACTTTGGAAGCAATATCCAACAAGTAAGATTAACATTAGACAAGCTAACAATGTACTACTAACACTAGCAAACGGTAACGATAAGATGATGGAGTTGCTTAATTCTACGTATCAGAAGTATGTATTTGAAATGGGTCATAACTTATGGGCATTGTTTAATACACTAACTGATTGGTCATCTCACGCAGTGGTTAGGAATGAGTCTAACAAACCCAGTATAGTTATAAATAGAGAACAAAAAGTAAGAAAGGTTCTACCTATGTTAGAAGAATTAAGGTTAGCTGCTTAATATTTCATATACCCCCTCTACTTCTAATACCATTTAGAGACAAAGGGGGTATGAGAAGTAGGATAATTATTAGCCACGAAAGGGGTTTAAAAATTAATGTGTTAAATGGGGTTGACAACTGCTAAAAATAGGAGTATAATGTTAACTATTAAGATAACTTAAAAGAATCTATAAGTGTTGTACTAGGATGTAAGTAAGTATAATACTTATAAGATACTTATACAATATCTTTAAGGATGTTGTATAATGTAAGAGCAACTAATTGCATAGGGCAGTTAGTTATATAACAATAATACTATAAAGTATAAGGAGTAATATAATGATAGCAACAGGTAAAGCTCAATGGGCAAAGGTACTACCTAATCAACTAGTAACTAATGACCAATTCAAAGACTACAACTACTGGTCTATTGACTTGGAAGTAGATGCTAAGGAGAAGAAACGTCTAATGAAAGAGGGTCTACGTCCTTACTTCAAAGGAGGTAAAGAAGAAACTAACATCTTCAAGTTCCAACGTAAAGAAACTACTCGTGCAGGTAAAGAGAATGGAGCACCAACAGTTGTTGATGCAAACAAGAACCCTTGGAATAATGGTGAGATTGGAAATGGCTCTAAGGTTAAACTTAGTTTCTTCCCTTTCGACCACGCTATGACTGACTCAGCGGGTATAGGTAAAATCTTAAATGCTATTCAAGTTATTGACCACGTAGCCTATGAAGGTGCTAGTGGTGTTAGTGAATTTGAAGCAGAGGGTGTAGAAACTGAAGAGTTCTAATTACAACTTCCAGTAGTCAAAAGACTAAGGGCATCTTCGGATGTCCTTTTTACCTCTGAAGATAGGAGATTTATATGGAACGGTTAGACCACACCAAATCTAATTGGAAAGCAAGAGAACTACCCTGTAGTGCTTGTGGCTCTTCTGATGCAGTGGGTGTTAACGAAGACAACTCTTGGTATTGCTTTAGTTGTCAAACACACGGACAGAATTATGATGGTGATTATGAAGGAGAATATATGACAGAACAAAAGGTGTCAGTAATTAAGACAGAAGGAGTATTAGGTGCATTATCAGATAGAAAGATTAGTGTAGACACAGCTAAGAAATATGGGGTTACCATTAGAAGAAATGTAGATGGTAGTATAAAGAATCATTTGTATCCTTACTACAAGGATGGGGAACAAGTAGCACAGAAAGTTAGAAACGTACAAGATAAGGACTTCCGTATTGAAGGGACGGTTAGAGACGCAGAACTCTTTGGTGCTAACACAGTTAGAGATAAGGGTAAGTTTATCACTATTACTGAGGGCGAGTGTGACGCAATGGCTGCTTATGAATTGTTAGGTAGTAAGTGGGCAGTTGTTAGTGTAATAAATGGTGCAGCATCAGCACCTAAAGACATCAAAAGAAACTTAGATTTCTTTGATGGTTTTGAAACTATTGTTATTTGTTTTGATGCAGACAAAGCAGGCAGGGACGCATCTAAGAAAGTAGCTGAATTATTTCCACCATCTAAGGCTAAGATATTAACTATACCTAGTGGATATAAAGATGCTAATGATATGCTTAAGGATAATAAGAAGCAAGCCTTTACTGATGCTTGGTGGGACGCTAAGTTGTTTGCACCTGATGGGATTGTTAGAGGTGACGATATGTGGAATGTTGTTACTGAAGAGATTAATCAATCCTTTGTTGAGTATCCTTGGCAAGGTATGAATGAATTAACTTATGGTATTCGCACACACGAACTGATTACTATTACTGCAGGTAGTGGTATGGGTAAATCACAATTCATTCGTGAGTTAGTTTACTACTTAATGAATATGGAGAACGAAGGTAGTGTAGGACTACTAATGATGGAAGAATCTATCAGACGTACTGGTCTTAGTTTGATGTCCTTATCAGCGAACCAATTACTACACTTACCTGATGTACATATGGATAGAGACGAGCTAAAGAAACATTATGATGCTACGTTAGGTACAGGCAGAGTGTTCTTATACGATAGCTTTGGCTCTAACAGTATCGATAACATTGTGAGTAGGGTTAGGTATATGGCTAAAGGTTTAGATTGTAAGTATGTATTCCTTGACCACATTTCTATCCTAGTATCCGACCAACAGAATGGTGATGAACGTAAGGCGCTGGATGAAATTGCTACTAAGCTACGCACACTAGTACAAGAGACAGGTATTGCTTTGTTTATGGTTAGTCACTTACGTAGACCTGGTGGTACATCACACGAAGAAGGTGGTATGACTTCTCTTGCACAGCTTAGAGGTTCAGCAGGTATAGGACAGCTATCAGATATGGTGATAGGACTTGAACGTAACGGTCAAGACGATGACCCTATCATTAGGAATACCACTACTATCAGAGTACTGAAGAATAGATTTAGTGGTCTGACTGGACCTGCTTGTTACTTGTATTATGATAAAGATACTGGTAGAATGACAGAAGTTGATAACCCTAACGAAGCAGGAGATGATGATGAATTCTAAGTTAGTATTTGATATAGAAGCAGACGGACTTAATCCCACACAGATATGGGTGGTATGTGCTCATAAGATAGGTAGTCCTTATGACCCATTCGTATTCAAAGATGCTGATATGTTTCAGAAGTATGTTGATAGTGTTGATGAGGTAATAGGACACAACATTATTGGATATGATGTACCAGTATTAGAACGCTTATGGGGTATAGATTTTAACGGAGTGAAGATAACTGATACATTAGTATTGTCTAGGTTATCTGAACCATCTAAGGTAGGTGGTCACAGTCTAAAGAAGTGGGGTGAATACCTTCACTGTGATAAAGATGAGCACGAGGACTGGACTAGACTATCACCTGAGATGATATCCTACTGCAAGCAGGACGTAAGGGTTAATACCTTGGTATATAAAACATTACTGAAAGACCTTGCTGGATTTAGTACTGAGTGTATAGAGTTAGAACATAAGGTAGCACACATAATTAATCAACAACAGATTAATGGTTGGAGGATTGACGAACGTAAGGCTAACTTATTACACGCTGAGTTATGTGAACTTAAGCAAGACTTAGTAGATAAGGTACACGAAACATTTAAACCGTTACCTACATTTGTTAAGCTCAATGAGTTGAAGAACAAGACTAAGAAGGACGGTACTAATACACAAGCTTATGATAAACAGTTAGCTAGAGGCGCTCATTGGAATGATGATGGTGAGTGGGGATGTATAGAGTATCCTGAGTTTAACCTAGCATCTAGACCGCAGATTGTTAGATACCTTGAACACTTTGGTTGGACACCTACTAAGTTTACTGATAAAGGTAATGCTATTGTAGATGAATCAGTACTCAAAGGTATTGACGATATACCTGAGTGTGTTATGATTGCTGAGTACTTCTTAATTTCTAAGAGAGAAGCAATGCTCCGTAACATACTGGGTAAGATAGGTGACGATACTAGGATACACGGATACGTTAATACCAATGGTGCAGTAACGGGTAGGATGACACACTCTGACCCAAATATGGCACAGATACCTGCAGCTAAGAAAGATGATGATGGTAACTTAATCTGGGGTATTGAGGGTGGTTATGGTGCAGATTTTAGAAACATCTTCCGAGCTAAGGAAGGTTATGTAATTGTAGGTTGTGATGCTAGTGGTCTTGAGGTAAGAATGCTTGCACACTATATGAATGATGAGGGTTACACAAATGAAATACTACACGGAGATATACACACAGCAAATCAAGTGGCTGCAGGACTTCAATCAAGAAATCAGGCAAAGACTTTCATCTATGCATTCTTGTATGGTGCAGGGGATGCAAAGGTCGGGAGTATCGTTGGAGGAAAGTCAAAGGATGGCAAGAGACTTAAGACAAAGTTCCTTAATAATACGCCATCACTTAGAGATTTACGAGAGCGAGTTGGAAAGGCTGCTAAAAGAGGCTACGTCAAAGGACTTGATGGCAGAAAAATCTGGGTTAGGTCAGAACACTCAGCACTTAACACTCTCTTGCAAGGGGCAGGAGCAATAGTTATGAAAAAAGCCTTGACAATTTTAGATGACTGTGCTACAATAGAGGGACTTGATTATAAATTTGTGGGAAATATCCACGATGAGTACCAGACAGAGGTACTAAAGGAACACGCAGAAAGGTTTGGTGTGTTAGCTGTTGATGCTATTAAGCAGGCAGGTCAAGAGTTTGAAATGAGATGTCCTCTAGATGGGGAATATAAAGTAGGATTAACTTGGGCGGAGACACACTAATGGCTAAGAAAAAAGTAGAAACTTTAGTTGAGGATATCAATAAGATATTCTATGACATAGGTAACGGAAGTAAGGTAGACTTTCCTGATAAGAAAGTTGATAAACTTATGGAAGGGTTAAGAGAAGTCCTCTATCATTGGGCTACTCCAAGAGAGAGTAGTAATGGATTAAGGATGTCCAATGTTGGCAGACCAAATAGACAGCTGTGGTACGACATTAAACACGATAAGAACGAAGACAGTTTATCTCCTTCTGTTGTCTTTCGTTTCTTATATGGGCACGTGGTGGAGGAACTTCTTCTTTTCTTTGCTGATATAGCAGGTCATAAAGTAGAGATGCAACAATCAGAAGTAGATGTATGTGGATTGAAGGGACACATAGACTCAGTGATTGATGGTGTTGTGGTAGATGTTAAGACTGCTAGTGACTTTAGCTTTAAGAAATTTAAAGAAGGAAGACTATCAGAGAATGACCCATTCGGTTATCTTGCACAACTAGCGGGGTATGAGCACGGTCTTAAGAAACAAGGTGGTGGTTTCCTAGTAGCTAATAAATCTACTGGTGAGCTATGTTTCTTTCAGCCTGATGATTTAGAACTACCTAATATAGAAACTAGAATTACTACTATTAAGGATGAACTTAAACAAGATGTTCCACCTACTAGATGTTATCCTATTGTAGATGTAGGTAAGGGTGGTAACAGAGGATTAGCTAATGAGTGCAAGTGGTGTTGTCATAAGGTAGCTTGTAATCCTAAGGCTAGAGTGTTTAGATATGCTAATGGTGATGTATTTTTAACTACTATTAAAGCCAAGCCTAGAGTAGATGAAGTAACAGAGGAGTATTATGCACGGAAGAAAAGCTAAAGCAATAAGAAGACAAGCCAAAGAGAATATGGTTGAGTGGTTGAAGTCTTTACTTGATGGTGAAGAAAGAGATAAGGTAACAACTAAGAACATATTAGAGTTAGCACCTAAGCAAACACACGTCATAAGTTTTGGGACTGTTATTCTATCAATCTATTCTTATAAGTGGTTTGTTAAACAACTTAAACAAGGTAAGGATTGGAAGTAAGTAAGTGGTTAGAGAAGAGGACATACTACTCAGACTAACGCTAGATAAGAGGACAGGGATAATAGAGTTAGTAATCATAGACAATACTATTAAAGATAGTATGGCTAATCAATTACTTTATCCTCTTGCTATGGGAATGAGTGTTATCTTAGAGGAAGAACCTGATTTATTATATGAAGCAGGTACTGAACTACACGATGGTGAGAAGTATGTTAAAGTAAAGAGTGACACTATGCACTAATTCATAGAGGACTGACCCACCTCTCCCCTAAAAACGGGTCACCTAATTTAATAACGTCACAGGAGGATATATGAAGGACGCAATAAATCCCAGCCATTATCAGCAGGGAAACATCGAGGTTATAGATTTTATTCTAGACCAAAACTTAACATATATAGAAGGCAACATCATTAAGTATGTTAGCCGTTATAAGTATAAGAATGGTTTAGAAGATTTAAAGAAAGCACAATGGTACTTAAATAAACTTATGTTGGAGATGACTAAAGATGAGTGAGGTATTAGTAACAAGTATAGTATGGATAGTAATGGGCACAGTGTGGCATTACTTTGCAGACAAGAGAGCGTATCGAGAAGGAATGATTGATGCTGTTGTTATGCATAACAGAGGACAACTA